TTACACTCTTTCCCGACACGACGCTCTTCCGATCTTTGGTGTAGCCGTCCGCAAGCCGGGTGATCTCATTCAGGCCGACGCCCACGCCTATCGCGCCAAGGGTGCGGTTGATGCTGGCGACGGACGAATTGAGGGAGCTTTCCAGCTTCCGCGCCGACTGCCGCGCCCGGTTCTCTATGGCGCTGAAATTGCGGCTGGCGGTTTGGCTAGCACGGTTGAATGCCTTCTCAAACTGATTGATGCGCGCTTCAAGGGCAACGACTAGCTGTTCGGTCTCGGCCATATCACCACACAAGCAAGCCTTCGGCCCGCTCCTCACTGTCATAGATTGATCTTGTGCTTTCGCCCGTGGCGGCGCGGGCCACGGCCATCGCGGCGGCAACTGCCCCGTCGATCTTGTCTTTCGACTTGCCCTTGTGGAACGACTTATTCCCCTTGCCATCGTCCTGAATGGCGATGTTGTCGAAGCACCATCTAAGGACGGGGTGCCCGCCATGGATGAAGCGGCGCGACAGGATGGCCTTTTCCAGCGCCTGAATGGCCGGACCCATCGTTACCCAGCCCTGCCGGAACTCCACTGCCGGAAGACCGTCTTCCCGAAGGTTCGCCATGGTGATCTTGGCATAGTGCGGATCAAAGGCGATCTCCCGCACGTCGAAGCGGTCGCATAGGTCGCGGATGTCGGCTTCCACGCGGCGGATGTCCACGACATTGCCGGGGGTCGGGATGATCAGCCCTTGTTCGGCATAGATCACATAGGGGAAGCCGGATTGCGCCTGCCGCTTCTCCAGATTGTCGGCGGGGCAATAGAACCACGGATGGACGATGTACCCGTCTTCGCAATCGGGGTCGCGCCAGCACGCCACAACCGCCGTGAGGTCGGACGTGCTGGAAAGGTCCACGCCAATCCAGCACGGTTCATATTCAAGGTCGGACAGGTCAAAGAGTTCGTCGCCCCGGTCATAGTCCGCCATGTCCACGAAGGGCGGGGTGCTGTGATCCTGCCAGATGTTCAGATGGTAGCGCTTGAAGATGGCGAGTTCCGGGGGCTTGTGCGCCGCCTCCCGCGCCATCTGGCGAAGCCCTTCAAGATCGGGGTAGCCGTATTTCAGGCCGGGGTTGACCTTGTGCCACAGGTCTTCGTCCTTCCAATCGGCATCACGGGGAGCTTCAAACAATATGGGGAGCGTGGCCGGGCCTTCGATCTCTCCCCGCGCCACCTTCCGCGCATACTCTATGATGTCATAGGCAAGGTTTTCCTGTCCGGCTCCCGCCGTGGTGGTCACGACTGTGAGGGAGTTCGCCACCTTCGCCGCACCGGCACGCATCGCGCCCCAAAGCTCGCGGGGGTCGCGTTTCAGCCATGCATGGATTTCGTCCGCGATGATCAGGCTGGGGGTGCGGCCCTGTGCGGTCCCCGCGTCGGATGCCAGTGCCTCATATTCCACGCCACCGGGGAAGATGATTTTCGACGTGTATTCCCTGATCTTGGCCCCGCGTGCGGTGTCCACGGCCTTGGCGCTATTGCCGATGTTGGGGGCGAACGCATAGTCGCCGTCCAGCATCCCCGCGACTTCCTTGAAGACGCCCTTGGCCTGTTTCTTGTCCACCGCGACACTGACAAGCTGCGCACCGGCACGGCGTTCCGGCCCCTTGGCGTGCAGGAGCGTGATTGCCCCCGTGAGCGTGGTCTTGCGGTTTCCCCGAGGAACAAGAAGCACGGCGGTCTTCACGACGCGGGAGCCGTCCGGGTGACGCGGCCCGTAAATCTGGCGGATGATCCTTTCCGCCCACGGGTCCAGCGGGAACGCATGGTCCGGCAGGGTCGAAAGCGGATGCCGCAAGGAGCGGATGAAGTCCACCGCCCTCTGGCCAAAGCCGAAGGGGTCCGCGATCTCTGGGAACGGGTTCGGCGGGGCCTTCTTCTTGCGGATGATCTTGAGGGGCATCACGTCCCCCCGGATGCGATGCAACGAAGCTCCAGCCCCGCCCGTCTGCCGATCTCCTTCACTTCCTTCACGTCATAGGAGCGGCTGGCATAGGTCACGCGGTCGGCGGTGGTCACGCCGTCAAGGAACCGGGTGCGGAATATGGCGATGGTGTCGGTGGTCGCCCCATAGGCGCGGATGAACTCTTGCGCGCTGGACTGAATGAGTTCGGCCCGGAGCGTGGCGACGGTCGCCCAACCCTCCACGGGCATCCCATAGTCGTCCACGGTGGTGGTGACGCGCTCTATGGTGATGATCCTGTCCAGATTTCCGGCACGCATTTTAGGCAAGCTCCACAAGGCGGGCTTCCAAGGACAGGACGGCATGGGAATGCAGGCCATCGGGGTCGCGTAGGAAGCGGGTGCTGGCAATCAGGAGGTCCGCCACGTGGTATCCGTCCACGATCAGGGGACCGTCATTCAGGGCGTCACGGATGGTCCCGACAACCTGCTTCGCGCCGACAAGCCCCGGCTCCTTGCGCCAGACATGCACGTCCGCGACGACATGGTGACGGTTGCGCGCAAGGCCATCGTCGGGGCCTGTCATGGCCTCCCCGATCACGATGGAGTTGTCCAAGGCTGGGGTCGCATTGCGGTCCACGATGGCCGTGGCCGGGATGATGGATGTCACGGCGCTGGCGGCGACAAGGCGGGCGCGGATTGCGGCCTGTAGGGGAAGGGATGGTTCCATGTCGCTTCCTCCACTTGTCCCGCACCGCCTTGCGGACGGCCCGCGTGGTGCGGTTCGCAATGCGCTTCCGCGACAGGCGGAAGGCTGGCCAGAAATAGGGGTGCGCCGGGACGCTGCTGCCGTCCGGGGTCCGGTGGCCGTATTCGACAAGGGCGGGATAGCGAACGTCTTCATCGCCCGCCGTCACAAGCACCTGATTTTCCCCTGCGGTGCGGGAGCCTCCCGGCTGCGAGAATGGCGGCGTGATGCCACCGGGCGGGGTCACGGTGATGCTGTCCCGCAAGTCGCCCGTCTCCACCGGGACAAGGGCCTTCATCCGATTGGCAAGCTCATTGCCTGATTGGATCAGGGCGGGGACAACGGCGTCCTTCACGGCCACGGGGATGGCTTTGAGACGGCGGGCAAGGCGTCGGGTTTGTGCGCTCATGGCCGTGCGAACTCCCCGTGAAGATCGCGGGCGGCAAGCGCATAGATCGCGGCGGCTTGCTTGGCCGTGCTGAGCAGGCCAAGGTAAATCTTCTCGCCCTTGAAGTTGATTTGCGCCTCAAACTTCCTACCCTTGCGCTTGACCCCTTTCAGGCCAAGCCCGTTGCAGTTGGGGCGGGAGTTGGCGCGGTTCTGCCCCCGTGTCGCCTCCCGAAGGTTCTTCCATCGGTTGTTAGCCCGGTCCCGGTCCTCGTGGTCCACCATGTCGGACGGCCATTCGCCTGTCATGTAGAACCACGCCAGCCGGTTCGCCCTGTAGGGCTTGTTCTTCACGTAGATGCGGACGTAGCCGTTGGCATCGAGCATTCCGGCGACGGTGCCCGCCTTTGCGGTGCCCTTGCGGTCCACAAGCCAACGGAAGATGCCCGTGGCGGGGTCATAGTGAAGGAGTTCCCGAAGTTCGGCTTGGGTCAGCGTCAAAACACGTACTCCCGGAACGGGGCCATGAGGTCGAACAGGCCGGGGGACACGTCCGTGATGGTGAGCGTGTTCCCGACAAGCGTGGCCTCCCGGTTCTCGTACAGGTGCGCGACAAGCTGCCGGACGGCTTCCTTCAACGGTTCCGGGGTGCCATCGGGAAAGGCGTCGGCGTCGTCCAGGGCGAACCCGATGAACTTCCCAATCCACGCTTCCGCCGCCGCGATCTTGCCCGCAATCAGCGTGTCGTCATCCGCGATGGTGACGTTCATGTGCGTCTTGGCGTCTTCAACCGTGATCACGCTCATGCCGATTTCCCTTCAAAATCTGTTTCCTGCCACTCCACGCCGGTCCTCACGTGCTTCTTGAAAGTCTGTTGACACCCCCCGGTCATGGACAGGGTGGCGGGGGTGGTGCTGGCAAGGCGGAAGGATGCTGCTATGCGGCGGATGATGCGTCTGTTGCGCGTGAAGACGAACCGTTGATCGGGACGCATAGGGGCTTCTGTCAGGGCGCGCTCTATGCTCCAGCCCCGATTGATCCGGTTGCGCAACGTGGCGTCCGTGATCCCCAGCCGCTTCGCCCAATTGGCTAGGGTGTCCGTCCTGCCCTTGAAGGTGAGAAGGACAAGATCGTCCCGAAGGATGTCGGTCATGTGCATGTCCTCGCCATCGTCAAGGACACGGTTGCCGCATATGCGGTTGCGGACCTTCGTCTTGCACCATCCCGTTTTCTTGACGATCTGGGGAACGGTCAGGCTACAGCCCCGGAACTCGTACCGTTCGCACTGCGGTCCCGGCTTCCGGCGTGGGAGGTCGAGGGCAACGCCAGCACGAAGGCGGCGCAACACGGTGGTTTCGCTGAACCCGGTGGCGGCTGCGATCTCCGCGACCGTCATCCACGTGCCACGGAAGGGATGCTTGCGGGCGGGCTTCACCGCCAGCATGTAACGGACATAGGCGCGTTCGTGCTTGGTCAGCATGGCCGCTTCTCCTGCGATTGCATCGGGCCATCGTGGCAGGGCTGGCACGCGGGAACCCACTTGCTGCGATCCCAGAAAATCTTGCGGTCCCCACGGTGCGGCGTGGAGTGGTGGACCACGGTCGCGGGCTGTCCGCACCGTGCGCAGAAGGGATGCTTGGCGAGGAACGCCTTGCGGGCTTCATCCCACTTGCCATCGTATCCCCTCTGCCGTGCGCTGGGGCGCTTCTGATCGAAGGCGGCTTTGCGCTCCCGGTCACGCTGGACCATGTGATGGCAGCGTTCCCCGCTGGCGAGGATGCAGCCGCAAGAGCGGATGGACGGCGCGCTGTACGGCATCACGCGGCCCCCTTGCGAGGAATAGCGTCAAGCTCGTATCCGAAGACGGCAAGAAGCGTCTCCAGCCGATCTACCGTCATGGTGGTGGTGCGGCCCCTGATAAACACTGAAAGGGTCTTGCGGTCTACGCCCGTGAGCCGGTCAAGCTGCCGCAAGGACATGCCGCGTTCGGCCATCAACTCCCGAATGAGGTTGCGCCAGAAGTCGGAAGGACGTTCCATGTCACGCCGTCCTTCTCCGCTTCATCTTCACCACGTTGAGGGAGGCGAAGGCGGTCTTGATCTTGTCATCCAAGGGAATGTCGGACGCGGGAGACGGGGTTTCCTTCTCGCCCCCGAAGATGGAGCGAAGGAGTTCAAGCCTGCCCTTGTAGGCTTCCATGATCTCGGCGGGGGTGCTGTCCAGCGTGTCCTTCGGGGTCCATCCCAGCCATCCCGTTCCCAGCCGGTAGAGGTTTGCAAGGTGATCGGCAAAGGGGACGGTCTTGCCCTTGGCGGCGTTGTCGTTGGCCGGGGCGTCGTCAGGGTCGATGCCCGCAATGGCCATGAGGTAAGACAGCAAGGGCGTGGTCAGGCGAGCAAGGCCGGTGTCCAGAATGCGCGTCGGCAGGTCCGGCAGGTCCGTGTGATCGCGGACGATCTCCACGGCGGCGGACAGGCTCCGTCCATGATCTCCCGCGACAAGGCGGCAAAGGAACCCGGTCGCCGCTCCAGCCTGATCGCAAAGCGAAGACAGGGGCGAAGCGTGATAGCCTCGCCCCCGATGCGGACGGTGATGTCGTCCGCCAGTTTCGTCATGCCGAAACCACGATGCTGTATTCGGCGGCTTCCTCGCCCGCACCGCTGTAGGTGGCGGTGATGGTGAAGTTCGACGTGCCAGCGCTGGACGGCGTACCGCTGATTTCGCCCGTGGCGCTGTTCAGGGTCAGGCCAGCCGGAAGCGTGCCGGTGGTGACGGCGTAGGACACGGTGCCGATGCCGCCCGACGCGGCGACGGTGGCCGTGTAGGCGGAACTTGCGGTCGCTGCCGCCAGTGCGCCCGCTGCCGGGGAGAAGGTCACGACAGGTTCGGCGGGAAGCTCCAAAATCTGCCCGTCAATAGACAGGTTGAAGGTGGTCTTCACGATGTTGTCGGCGTTGCCGTAGTTCGACTTGGCGGACATGACCGGCGCACGGAAGTAGTAGATGGTGTTTTCGCCCGTGGGGGTCGGCTTGTCGTTCAGTTCGATCTTGAACGGGTATTTGTCCCATTCACCGGCAGCGGCGCGGGCCTTGTTCTGGCCGGGGTCGCTGGGGTCGCGGGCGCATACCATTTCGATGGTGCCCGAGTTCAGCGAACCCTTGAGCTTGCGCACATACCCGTCTTCAAGGGACAGGAACGTCTGTTCGGACCCCTCCACGCCGAACTCCCCGATGTCTTCGATTTCCTTGATGGGAAGCCATGTCACGGCCTCGAAATCGTCAACGGCGGCGATGGTGTTGTTCGATACGCTGCCAATCCAAACCTTGGTCTTGGCGTTCGTGTTGATGGTCATTGGAGAAAGTTCCTTCTAAGGGACTGGACTGCCGTCGCGGCGTTCAATCGGGGTTCAGGATCAGGAGACCGGGCGCTGTGCGGCGTCACCAAGGACGGCGATGGCCCCGGCAGCGATGGACGTGCCGCCCGCCTTGGTCAGGGCAAGCCGGACGTACCGCTTGAAACCCCGATAGCCGAGCTTGTAGGCGCTGCTTTCGTCCAGCGTGTCGGGCGCGGCGCTGTCCACCACGGCGGCGTCGGCGTCGGTGAAGTCACCGGACACGTCCGTGTCACTCTCCTGCACCTTCGCCCCGAAATCGCCGTCCCCAGCGATGGCCCCGGTGGTCAGGATGAAGGCGACGGAACCGAAGCCCTGTGTGTCGATTGCCGCACCGCTGGCGGCGGCGGACTGGACGGCGGGGGCAAGCGCCAGAATGGCCCCGATGTTGGATGCTAGGTCACGCATGGTGATGATGTCCTTTCGAGGTTTCGGCGCTTACGAAGTGGCGCAACGGACTTTGCGGAGGGCGGCGGCCTGCACCACGGCAGCGCCGACACGGCGGGTTGCATGAATGCGGGTGATACCTTCCGTGGCCCGAAGGTACGGGTTCACAAGGATGGACAGGGACACGCGGTCCACGATCCGGTACGCGGTGGCGATGTCACCGAAGGCGATGGGTTCCTTGCCCGCGCCGATGTCGTCCATGTCGGGGATTTCCACGACAGGACGGCCAAGGATG